TTCCCCGCGAGGTCTCCACGAAAATGTTGGCGTGCGCAGGAGCCGGAGAGTCCGCGACCACCCGAGGAAAACTGATACTGAAAGCGCAAATTTCGATTGCCATGACAAATCCTTTCCAGAAAGTGGCTTAGGCTTTTTCCAGATCAATATCTCTTGCCCCGGTCAGGTAATGCAACGGCAAAACCTTGCGGAGTGAATAGGTCGCGTCCGCATAGAGCCGCGGCCAGACATTTACCGCCTCCAGCAGCATCTCCTGCTCCAACGTCTCTAGGTCATCTACCACTATCGAATAAGGGGCTCCAGCATCGACTGAGGGGCGCAAGTAGGGTGAATAGGCCCGGATGATCCCTTCGGTAAATGGGTAAAGGATGGCGCCTCGTCCGGGGATCCCGCTGTAGAAAGCCGGATCGATAGACATCAAGGTATCGCCGACCCTTGCTCGATAGCGATGGTTGGTCACAAACGTCCCGTAGATCTCCACTAGCACCCCGCCGGCGTCGGAGAGGTCTGCGTGAGAAAACCCAGTCAACGTGAGCGCCATATCCGCCTCCTAGCTAATCACGATATTTTCATCTGTCGTTCGCGCGATCTGATCATCAAGCAGAATGACATCACCGCTGGGCGTGACCAAGTTGATGTTGTACACCCCGGCGACGCTCATCACCTTCTTGATCAGCATCGCCCGCAGCACGTCTCCAGAAATACCGAGCGTGTTGATGTAGTCGCGGATGGCGGTCTTGATCGAAGCGCGCACCTCCGCGTGATCGTAACCGTCGAGCACGGTGATGACCGCATTGACCGTCTGGATGAGCACCTGGGGAGTCGTGACAATCACTAGCACCCCTGCTGCGCGGTAGCCGGGATAGTTCACCCGATCTGCTACGTCGCCGTCGATGATTTTCTGGGCGAGCGCGATCAGCCCGGTGTATCGGGTGTAGTTCGCCGTGATGATCTCGCCCGTGACCAACGCTGGAGAAAAGACGATCTGCCCAGAGGCGGGGTTCAGCCAGTAGTCCACCCCGCGATCTAGCTCCCCGCGGTTGTTGCTTTCCAGGGTGAAGGCCACCGTATCCTTGACCGCCGGATAATTCAGGTGCAGCCGGATCTCCCCGCCCACCGCGGAGCCGGCTGGGGGACCGGCGAGCCCCTCGGTCACGATCTCGTCTACCACCTCCGCGGTCGACTCGGCCGCCCCGGTGCCGTCGTCGATATATGTGGTCACGTAGCCTGGATTGATCACGTCTTCGATCGCCTTGACGAACAGGATAGTTGCTCCTGTGGTTACGTCGACCGCCCCGCGCACCGCCTCCTCGATGGCCTCGATGGTCGAGCGCCCCAGCGAGGAGACAAATCGCTTGATCCGATTGCGCAGGCTGTCGTCGGTCTCCTTGTCCGAGCCCCAGGCAAAACTGCTCGGATTGGTGACGCTGTCGACCCCGGCGGGCCGGGAGACGAACCGGATGATGGTTGAGGCCACCACATTTCCAGAAATTCCGGGCAGCACCGCCTGGGCGGCGATCTGCCCGCTGTCCTTGCCTACTCCATGCCCGCTGATCTGCTCTGGGCTGGTGGGGGTGATAGAGCCGGCGACCGTGGTGACGAACTCGGTGCCCGTTGAGGTGCGGACCTTGGTTCCGAGCGCAATAGCCACTGTGCCCACTGTCGTATTTCTGGAGAATACCAGCAGGCCGCTTGATTTCGACGCCTGATTTCTGGAAATGAGCCCGGGCTGGATCTCCCGGGCCCGTTCATCCAGATCGTCCCCGGTCGCCGTATCGATCGAAAACACCTGGCGGAGCAAGTACATTTGATAGGAGATCTCGTCAAGCTGTCGCGCGGCGGCAGCGATGATGTGCTTGACCACCGAGGTATCGGAGATGTCCGAGAGCCGGGTGCGTGTGACTACTTTGGCAATCATCTGAGCCAGAAACTGCTCATACCGCTTGGTGGTAAAAACCGGCATTGCCCTCTCCTTTAGACCACGGCCTTCAGCATGAAAGAATCTGCAGATCCGCGCACTGTTACTGTGATACTCGCCGTGAGCGCATCCTCGGATTGCTCGAATTCCGCATCCTGGATGCTGACGATTCGGGGGTCCGCGCGAACCGTCTCGGAAATCCGAAAACGGATCAACTCAACATCTACCGTATTGAATCCGAGCCCGATCACCCGCTGTAGCCCAACACTCTTGTACAGCGTATCAGTTCCGCGATCGGTTACCAAACGCTGAAGCACGGCTTGGGTGATGTTGGCTTTCCCCTCCACGATCTTGGCGTCCACCGAGCCCATCTCGGTGTCGATGGCGATATCGTAGCGCGCCCCGCGCTCTCCGGTGTAGCCGACCGCTACCTCCAGGGCCAGATCGACTCCGAGCAGATGATTTTCGGCCGATTCGTCGAGCTTCACCCCGGCGATCGGTAGCACCGGCAGATCCAGGGTGGAGACCTGGTTCGAGGGGATGAGGATCTTGTAGCCGACGCCCAGCGCCTGGGGGAAAGGGCCGCTGTCCGCGCCGCTAGACGTTCCAGAAATCCGGCTACCCACCAGAGGCATTGAAGCCTGATCGTTGATGAAGGGCGGCTGCAGTCCATTCAGCGCGGCGATGTGCTGCCAGAGCCGCGCGTCTCCCAGGTACTGGGCGGCGAGAGACATGAGCGTGTCCCCCTGGCTGACGACCACCTGCTTGGCCGAGCGGAATTTGAATTCCCGCCCACCGAGGACCAGCTCGCCGTCGATGGCGATCTCCTCGCCCGGGGTGAGTTTGCTCCCCCAGCTACGCAGATCGGAGAAGGTCGACGGCGGGGTTGCTCTTCGCGCTTCTTCCCGGCGATCCGCGCTCACTCGTCGGCGCAGCTCCTGGTAGTTACGGATGTCAGCCATCACCGTGTCATGCCCGCGGGCCCACTTTGCTGGCGCGGTGCCCAATCGCTCCAGTCCATCCTGTACTTGGCGGATCTTCTGCCGGGCGACTTCCGGAAAATCCAGCGTCGCTCCTGTAGCGTCTCGCAGATCCTGGGCGGCGCCTTCAATGGCCAGCGCGTTCTCCAGCATCTCGATGGTGGTTTCCAGAAAAGCGTAGGGGGCCTGGATGAGCGCGGTAGTTCCGTCCAGAAAATCCCGGACTGCTTCCATGATGGTATTCACGCTGTCTAGGATAGTGTTGATGTTGGAGACGAACAGCCGCACTTCGTTGACCATCGCGGTCAGATCGTTGATTGCCCCCTGCACCCAATCCAAGCCCGACTTGATCCAGGCCATCGTGTCCTTGAGTTTGTCATAGAGGCTTTGATCTTCGGAGAAGTCCGCTTTACCCACGCTGGCCGGGCCCACCACGAGCAGCTCGATGTCATAATTGTACAGCAGCGGCTTGCCAGCGGCGCGGGTGAGGGTAAACCGCTGGGGAACGACTTCCCAATCTTCTTGATCTCGCGGATTGTGGAAAAAGAGCTTGGTCTCGTCGGAGGTTTCCGGGTTCTTCTTCAGATCCCCGTAAGTGCGGAAAACCGAGTCTTGAAGGTACTGAAAGTGCCGTTGTCCAGAAAGAGCGCCCACCCAAAAATTCTGGAGAGAACGGGAGTAGCTCCGATCGTCTGCGGTCATGGACGGGGCCACGGTTTTTTTCAGGGGCAGGGTTCGCGGCTTCCAGCCGGTGTGCCCGGAGATCCGGATGGTGCGCTGCACGATGCCGTTTTCCTCGACGTAGAGCCCGCCGCCCTGGGTCGGGGTCACCTCGACGGTGAACGGCTCCTCCATGGTGTAGCTCTGCGGGGGAAGGACCAGCGGGAAAAGGAAGCGGCAGTCTCCGGCGTTCATGGCAGCTGCGACCTTCCCCGGGATTTGCAGCTCGAAGTAGTAGAGGAGCTTCTTGTAGAAAAAATCGTCTTTGTTCTGCTTCTGGCGGGTCAGTTCTTTGAGCCGCGCAATGACGCCTCCCGGTGCTCCGGGGACATTATCGATCAGCGCCATGTCCGCACCTCCGTGTTCCCGGGCGCCCCCTGGCGCTGTCGTGGACAACAACGCCAGGGGATCGATACGGGATCGCGGAAGCGGCAACCGGCAACCAGTCGCTGACCAAAGGATGCCCCAGTATAGCTACCGCGATTCATCTGTAAAGATCCCATCTGCTGACTCCCCTAACCGTCCGGAAAGAGTAACTTATTCGACTCGATGGCACTGGTCCAGGCCGGTGCTCCGATCGGCGTCGTCGTCGACAACGTGGGCCCTTGCGGATGCGGATGGACATGTGAGTCAAAGGCGTCTAGCTTTGATTTCAAAGAGTTATACAGGGTTTTGAGATGCCCGGCGATGGCCGCCTTCACCGCCCCATCCCCCAGGGTGAGCTTGGCGGTGGCGGACTTGCCCTCCACCTTCAGCTCGGCTTCCTCCTCCAGAGTCACCTCCAGGCCGGTTTTCTGGAAAGCTAACCTTGCGACTTCCAAAGGGTTTGCTGGATCGGCCATGTCGTAGAAGACCACCTGGAGCTGGGCCTCCTTGGGTAGGTTTAGGGTCTGGTTGCCCTTGGCCGCATCCGTCGGGTAGAGCTTCTCCCGCCCGGTGCTATCCAGCGCCCCGTCGTTCCCCCGGCGGGTATCCACCACGAAGTTCCCCAGCCCATTCACGCCCCAATGCACCCCGTTGTGCCGGCGAAGGTCTGGGTTCCCATCCGCAATCTTCACCGCCATCCTTACCCCGAGGTCTCCTTCCGCGCGACCCAAATCCAGAATTGGATGCGGGAGCGATCCCAGGATGATGGGCATCTCCGGGGAATCGTTCAAAAACCCGATAAGAACGTGATCCCCGTCGACATAAGCGGGATCGGAGTTGGAGGCCAACTCCTTGGTGATGTCCATGGTCGTGGCCCGCGGAATCCAGATTCTGCCCGCATGGATCCCTGTCCCGCCCTCTTGCAGGACCATGACGTTTTGGAGCCCATGCCAGCGCTCTCCGGGGATAGAGGGGTAGACCAGCACGTCACAGTAAACCCCGACCGGCGTAGCAGCCTTGGTGCCGCTCTGTAGGGCCCCTTCTGGGCCATACGGATGTTGGAGGGCATCCAGGGCATAGCTTTTGACGACCACCCCCCGCAGAAGCAGCCCGTTTGTGCGGAGCGAAGGCCTGGTGCGCTTGGGCACGGCCGCCTGAAGGAGCGTGCCCGCTCGAGTACGCATCGGCCGAAAATTAGCATCTACGCCCATCGTTCCCTCGTCTACGCCCAATCGTATTCCGGTAATTGGGGTTCTTTATACCTGCTGGATATTTTCTGGAGCGCTTCCACCATTGACCAGTCGGACCCGATCCAGCCGCGGGTGACTCCGAGGTTGGTGCGCGTTCCCTGCCCAAAACTCCAGCTGTGCCCGACCGACTCCAGGTAATAGGTTTCCTGATCCTCCTCCCCGCGTGCGCCGGGGATACGGACCTTGCACCCGATCTTGATGTCCGGCCGACCCAGCCCGAGCCCCAGCGTCCCCGAAAGAAAGTAAGGGTTGAGGCAATGCCAGTCCTTAGCGATGAGTCTCTGCTGGTAGCAGAGCTTGGAGAAATCGAGATTGGTCTCATCCGGCGCCACAGAACTCTGGATGTCGAACCGGCGTAGCCCATGTCGGTGAATCGACTCAGCGTCAATGAGCGGGACGATAATGTTGAGCGAGTTGGCGCCGAAGGCCTCCTGGTGCAGCATGCTCGCGGTGTAGAAGGCGTTGAAGCGTTCCAGACCTGATCGGCCCACGTTGTTGGTGACAATCTGCTGGCGAGGCGTAACGAACAGCGGTAGATTGCCCCAGTCATGTTTGTATGCGTCGATCTTGGGATCGATAATAGGGAAGGGCCGATCGCGGATCACCACCGCCATCTGCGTATCTTTGGGGAGCAGGGGAGATCCCGCCGCTAACTTGGGGCTAAATGGATCGCCGTCGGGGAAGAGATCAGCGTACAATTCCGTGAATGCTGGATCGGAATGCTGCTGCGCTGTAGCCCAAAGCGTCCCATTCATTTCCATGTAGTTCGCGTTGAAGCACTTGCGGCGCGGGGTATTCTGGAAATGCTTTTCGCAGTAATTCACCCAACCAAGAAAGTTCCCACCCCCGTTGGGCATCGACAACGGCATGTCCCAATCAATCCCCGCATGGGTGCCGATGGCGTTCATGAAAGACCATAGATAAGCCTTTACGGCTGCACTTGGCGCGCCTTGAATCTGCGGCATGGCCTGGAAGACCGACGTGGCTGTTGCGTCCGAGATGATATCGTTGGTCATGTACGGCGAGAACCAGATCGGGGTGATCTCCCAGATCTTGGCGAAATCTTTTCCCGTAATGGTGTACGTCTCAGCCGTCGCTCCGGTCCCGCCCACGGACTGATTTCTGCGGATCTCATCTACCAGTCCACGCATCACATGCCAGGGTTGATCCTGCCGGTAGAAGGTGATGTCAATCCAGTCATCGTCGCAAACATGCTTGGACAACTCGAAGGCAGCCCGGGAGGGCTTGAGGTCGAGCTGGAAAGAGCCGCTCGGCGCTCCCAGCGTCTTTTGGGTAGAGACCGCAACCAATGCCGGACTGCGCGCGTCCGCGCGTTTTCCAGAAAATGGGTAGGCGCTAGCATTCCCCGGGGTCATGATAAGCGGGTCATTCCCGTGGGAATAGAGCGTAACCTCTACCCAGCTGGTCTCACTGCCCTGGAAGCCTGGCTTGTATCCGCTTGCTAGCAATTAGTTACCCATTCCCGTGCTAGGAGTCTCTGCCGTGAGGGCTTTGTAGTAGTCCCAGAAACCCAGGCCTTCCTTGGAGCTGAGCTTCTCGACGACTTTGGATAGCTCCTCGAATTTCCCGGTGAGCAATTTCACCATGCCGTTATCGCCAGCGAGATTGCTAAAAGCCTTGGTCAGGTTAGCCGCCGCGCTATCCATGGCGTTGACGATCCCGACCATCTTGGCTCCAGCCTCAGTTTGCTTATTTTCGATTCGCGCCTGCTTTTTTATACTTTCTGGAACCACAGTCGAGGCCGCGTCCGCGAGTCCACCGGGAGTAGCTATGTCCTTGGCTTCTGCCGCCCCCAGCTCCCGCCGAGATTTCTCTCGATCCACCATGACCTGCTCCTCGGGGGTGAGCGCTTGTCCTGACAGTTGCTTGTCTAGCATCATCATTTCCTGCTGGCTCATGTCGATACCCATCTGCTGTTTCATCAAGTTCCGCAGCATGAGGCGACCCGCAGCCCTGTCCCCCCCGGTCATCCCCCGAATCCGCTTCATCACCTCGCCCATCGGGCCGCCCATGGCGCCGCCCACGCCCTGCTCGCGCATTTGCTGGCCGGCGGACTCCATTTTGAGGATCGTCTGCTCGTACTCAGCAGATCCACCCTTGCCGGTGAAGCCGAAGGCCTGGAGGGTCATATAGTCCATCCCGGTAGCGGGGCCGCCTCGGCTGGCCATACCCTGCACGTACTGCCCGACCCCGCGGGCCATCTGCATCGCCCGGGTGCCGGCGATACCCGCCTTGGAGAAGCTCTCGGCCATCCCCTTGATCGCTTCCGGGGCAACCGGAATGCCAGTCGTCTCCCACTGTTTGATTCCCTCGGCCATTGACTGCATATAATCGGACAGCTCGCTTCCTGACAGTCCCAGCTCCAATGCATCCCCGATGGTACGAGCGAGCGCCTGATCCGCTTGACCCCCCATCCCGACCATTCCCCCACGACGCCCCGCCTGGAGGAAAGCCCCGGAGGTCTCGGCGCTCACCCCGTACATGGTCTGTGCCGCGAAAGAGGTGCGGATCATTCCCTGGCGCTGCATTTCTGGAAAAGTTCCGCCCCCGGCTTGCACCACCTGCATCGCCTGCTGGAGCGCAGCTTGCTGGTTTATCCCGCCTTGCACACCCCACTCGGTAATCTCGGCAACAGGGGAGGCAATGCGGGCGCGCGCCGCAGCAATGGCGCGCGCCTTCTTGGCTTCCGCGTCCTGCGCTGTGCTTTCCCGCAGCTTCTTGCGGTTTCCTTCCCAGTCCCCCTCCTGCCGTACTTGTTCCCGGGCCCATTCCGGCTCGCCTACCGCGTTTTTCCAGAACTCCCTTTGCCTTTTATTTGCGCGACGCATCGCCAAAGGCATGTCTTCATCCTGGAGCCCCATCCCAGCTCCTTGTGGAGATCTGTACCAGGCAGCGAGGGCAGCGCTTGGATTTTTAGCCAGAAACTGTTTCCGAAACCTCGGCATTTTTTCGGCCAACGCTTCTGGAGAAAACCAGGTATCGGCTAACTTTTGCCCACTTAGCGTTTCTTGCTGCCGTACCTGCTCTGCTCTAGCCGTTGTGCTCGCCAGATAGCGTCGTGAGGCAAAGGCTCCCGTATACGGGGCTGCAGTTACCTGCGCCCTCTGGTACTCCAGCGATTTTCCGGCGTAGCCCATCGCCGTACTCATCATCCCGCCCAGCATCGGACTGATAGACGAAGCGAGCTGCGCCAGTCCCTGCGCTCCAGAAAAAGGTGCCTGCGCAGCGGCGCCAGCAATTCCAGCTCCTCTCCGCCACAGCCCGCTCACCGCGCCCCCCGCCATCTGCCCCAGTCCCTGGCGCCACATCCCCGGCCCCCGCTGGAGAAAGAGCGGGGCAATCCCCGGCATCGCAGTCTGGGCAAAACCCTGAGTGAAGGCCCACTTTGCATGCCGCGCATCGGCCTTGTGCTGATCATCTGTCCGCTTGGCCGCGTCGTCGGCGGCCTGCTTGCGTTTCTCGTCGGTCTTGAGCAGCTGCTCGTTTGCCCGGTTCAGATCCTGAGCGGCCTTGGCCTCTGACTGGTAGGCCTTCTCCAGATTCTTGACCGCCCCTTCCAGCCCGGAGGATTCTTCTTGTACCATCTTCAGAGAGACGGCCATTGCCTTGTAGATATTCGAGGACTTGTCCTTCATCCCCGACATGGTCTCGAATAAGGTGGCTTGGGTTTTGGCGAGTTTGCTGATCTGGCTCTCGAGCCCCTGAACCTTGGTCTGCGCTTCCTGATAACTCTTGGCTTGTTCCTTCATCCCCTTCAAGGAGTTTTCATTGACCTTGAGAATTTTCTGGAGTGCTTCGTCGAAGCCCTTGGCGTCGGCGGTGATGACTACCCCGGTTTTAATTTCACCTGCCATGCGTCAATCCTCCAGGTTGGGCACTCGCCCCTCCTCCAGGTCCTGCTCCCATTGATCGATCAACTCGTCTCCCGTCTCCGGTGGCTCCCCGAGCGCCTCGTTGAGCGCGCGAAGTTGCCGACTCAGCTCCTGCCGCTCGCGCATCCGGGTGTCCTCGTTCTCCAGCTCGGCCTCGACCTCCCGTTTGCGGATGAGGAGGTCTTCGACCATTTCTTGGTTCAACTCTGCTACGCTCTGTTCCAGAAAGAGCGGGTGATTCGGCGGCAGCTTGTACTTCTGGCTCCACCAGCGCCGGAGCCCGGTGATCCCGCTCTTTACCTCGCGTTCAGCCCGCCGCCGTACTCTTCCCGTATCCGAGAAAGGTGCTTTCGTGGTTTGCCACCTCCATGTACAGCTCCTGGAGCAAACGCACATCGTTCAGCACCAGCAAATCTTCTGCCCACTTCGGCCGCTCGGTGAGACTGACGGCGAGGTGAGCGATCATCAAATTGATCTCGCCAGTATAGGCGTCCAGGTTCGACGGCGAGATCCCCGCGGCCAAGTTGGAGCGCATGATCCCGACCAGCTGACGATCGCGGATGGAGAGCACCTTGTTGGTGAACCTTCCTTTCCAGATTTTGCCGCGACCATCTTTCCAGTTGAACTCGAAGGTACACTCGCGTTGCGCACGCGGGTCGTCCGCTTCTTTTTCTGGAATGGCACCAGTGGCGAGGTTATCGACCTTCTGGCTGATCGCTTCGCGCAAACCCTCGATGTCTTCTGGCACCAGATTGCGCAAATGCGCTAGATTGGTTAATTTCTCGTAATTTTCCGGGGATATTCCCACTTTTTCGCTCATGGCTCGCTCTCCTGTTTGGGTCTGGGTTCGAGGATACGGGATGGGCACGCCGGAGGCAATACTTCAAAAAGAAAGGGCCACCCGATGCGGGGGGGAGCACCCGGGGCCCTTTACTTGCCCAGACTAAAACGCCCGAGCATTCTCTCAGACCATCTCGCTCTCGTCCTTGACGCGAATGGCCACGAACTCCATCTCCTCGCCGACGATGCCGCGAGCGTCGATCGTCCAGTTGTGGCTAGCCACCTTGACCTGATCGAGGTAGCTGATCACCTTGTTGGTCTTGGTGTCTTCGATCTGCGCCTGCAATTCCCCGGTGTCGAGTATGTTGGACAGGTGGACATCGGTGCTCGTACCCGACTTGGGGAACCACCCCTTGCTCTTGAGCGTCTCGCCGACAATGCGAAACATCGAAGCGGTGAAGCGCACCCGGTAGGCGACTGGGACGTGCTCTTCCACCTCGATATTGTCGAGCACCTCGACCGGCTGGTACTCGATCTCCTCGGTGATAGCGACGTTCCGCGCGTAACCGACCTTGACGCCCCCGATGGAGAAGCGAGCGCGAGCACCCGTCAAAAGATTTCCTTTGGCAGACATGGATCACTCCTTATGCCGTCTGGCGGATCGTCACCAGGTGGACGGTGTTTTTGACGAAGTTGACCGGGATGATCGGCGCCATCTCGACCTCCACGTCGAGCACGTCAACCGCCAGATCAACCCCCAGGCTCCTCCAGTCCACCAGCACCAGCGAGTCAACCAGCAACCCGAGAGTGCCCAGTGCAACGCCCTTGGCCGCGTTGATGGTGCCGGCGAACCCGCGTTTGCCCACCGCAAACTCCATGTTGGTCCTGAAGTTGAAACAGGCGAAGTTCACCGCGGCGTTGACCGAGCCCTCGCTGTAGGCCAGGTTGTTGGAAGAGAGGTGGGTGGTCACGTTGCGGACGAATCGGCGACCCACGCCCTCGACGTTTTCCAGAAAACAGATCCCGCCCTGGATCATTTCCTCTGCGTCGTCGACGGGGTTCCAGCTCAGATCCTGCCGGAGGGCCAAGATGTTGGCGTACTTGAAGGTCAGCGAGGTGCCGATCGGAGCGCCGGCTTGCATGCCCGCGGCGATAGCCGCGGTGAAGGGGGGCAAGAACTCTTGCCGCTCTCCGGCGGTGTTGTACCGCTCGATGGCCTGGGGAAAGGCGCGGATATGCCGCGTGTTCAGATCCACCGCCTGCGCCTTCGCCTCCGCCTTGCTCGCCACGTCGGTAAGCCCGGCGTTGAGCAGCCCGACGAACCCGTCGCGCTCCGAGCGGCCGATGCCGCACATATAGGCGCAATGAGCATCAAGCGCGGCGGCGACCGCCGGATCTCCGCTCAGCACCACGATCGAGTTGACCCGGATCTTCTTGAGCAGGTTGAGCGCGTTTTGCCAGTTGGAAAAGATGGTAGTGCCTTCGCTTCCGCCAGCAAGGAAGGTCGCGGCCACGGTGTTGGACGGGGCGCCGCCCTTGGCGCCGGAGGCCTTGGTCGCCGCGACGTACTGCGAGCTGGTGCTGATCCACTCGATGCACGCCCAGAGGTTGGCGTAGAAGGCTGGGTTGGCCGGGGAGAGGCAGTTCTGCACGCCCTGGGCCCCGGTGGTCACGTCGAGATCGGCCGGGGAAAAGGTCGTCTTCCCGGTGACCAGGGTAAAGACAAATCCGGCGGCGGAGGCGTAGCGGGCGTTGAAGTAGTCGGCGCATTTCTGGAGCGTCGACTGCACCGCCACCGAAGTCCGGCCGGCGTTGGCCGAGAAGGTCACGGTCTGTGCCGCCTCCACCTCGCCGAGGGCGAGGTACTGCAGCTCCGAGAAGTTCCCGACGCCGGCTACCGGGGTGGTGCCGGTGAGCGTGATCTTCTCCATCTGGATCGCCCCAGCGGTCGAGAGCCCGACAAGCAGCAAACGCTTGGTGCTCGCTCCACTGGAAACCGCGGTCACCGGCAGGTTGGCCACGTAGCCAGAGGCGAACTTGGCCAGGCCCTTGACCGGGTTGGCTCCGGCGGCGACCGTGAGCAGCGTCGCGCCGCCGCTGTGCTTGGTCATGGTCACCGTGCCGACAAGGGTGCCGACGACGCGGACTCCGAGCACCCGGGAGAAGGTCTGCGCGCCGTTGACCAGCGTGGTGCCGTTGAGCGTGAGGGTCTCGCGCACGGCCGCCGAAGAGGCATCCAGGCCGTAGACGATGAGCGAAAGCGCAACGTCCGAAGCGCTGGAGGAGACCACATCCACCAGGCCGTCGGCGCCCAGCTGGCTGGTGATCTCGCCGTCTAGGCCCAGGTTGGCCCGGGTAGCCTTGGCCACGATCGCCCCGCTCGACTCCACCTCCGCGGTCATCGCGTCCCAACCGTTGGTGGGCTTGATGTACTTCAAATTGAAGAACACGTCCCCGCCCACGTCATCGCCGGCCTCAACCTGATCCTCGAAGGTGATCGTGATCAGCTTTCCCTGCACCGTGCCGTCGGCGATGGCCACGTTGATCTGGGATGTGAAAGCGCCATAGTCGACGCTGGAGAGCGAGAGCGCGTTGCCGTAGGCGTTTCCGAGCAGCGCCGCCGACTGGGTGGCCGGGTTGATCTTCATGGCCACCACTTCTTGCGCGCCGGCTTGGATGTCCGGATCCTTGGAGGGCGCGAACAGCATGTCCGCCACCTCCCGCAGATCTCCGGAGTGAAACAGCTGCTTGCCCTTCTCGGGCTTGTTCAGCCGTAAGAAGTCCTTGGGCTCGGTCATTGCCGATGCCGGTTTCCCGCCAACTGCCGTACCGAGAACCGCGATGATCCCCGAAGCCCCCAACCCCACCTGCTCCAGGCCCGAAGCATCGACTTGCGAGTAGCTTCCCGGTGCGCTGATCAGCCGTCCGTTGAAAAAGATACTGGTTGCCATGATCGCTCCTTAGTTGGTGGGGGTAGCCATGAATTTCTGGAACGCTTCACGCCACCCCAGGACGGTCAGCGGCCCTAGCCCCCCGCGCTTGACGTGGTTGCGGAAGCCCGCCAACTGATCGAAGCGCTTGCCCGAAAGCCGGGTCCAGACCTCGAAGCTCACTGTCATCCGGGAAGCGGGCTTCTCGGTTTCTGGAACGGGTTGAACAGCGGCGGCGGCAGGCTCCTCAACCGGATCGGCGGGAGCTGCGGACTCAGGGATTTTAGATTTGATCTCCGGCATCGGTTTCCTCTCCGTCGTCGAAATAGGGAATTACGTTGGTATTGACCTCCCCAACATCACTCGGGCTCCCACTTTTGTCAACGGCAATGCCCGATATCTTGAAGGCCTTGGTCAAACGAGAGGCGCGATTGATCTGCTGCAACTCGCGTTCGCAGTAGAAGATAATCCGGCGCAGGAAAAGATGCTCGGGCATGTACGCCGGGTCAAGCATCAACTCCTCGCCGCTTACCTTGATGCTGGCCAGCCCCTGCTCGGTGAGCTGCTCCAGCCCGGCAAGCAAGATCATCTTGGCGATCTCGTAGTAGTAGGCGGTGGTGTCCGGGTGCTCGGAAATGACAGTCAGGAAATAGGTGTGCTCCCAGATGGCCACGTTGACATCGCAGCGAAAGTATTTGTCGTCCTCATCCATCACCATCCCGCCGTCGTCCCCGAGCACGGTCTGGCTTTCGCCCTCGCTGCCCAGGGTGATGGCGATAGCCGGGTACTTGTTGTCCTGGCGAGAGTAGCCGTTGACCAGCGCGACCGGGTGGGCGGCGAAGAAGGTCTTGATCGCCCCGACCTCGGCCTCGGCCAGGCCGTAATTTTCCAGAAAGATGTCTTCCAGAATGAGCGGGTCGGCGACAATGGCGTCGAATCCGTCTTGGAGTAGATCGATGAGGTAGCGTTGGATCATTTTGAGCCCTCGAAATAGGCCTGGAAAGCGTCTGGGGCGATCCGCTGCACGAAATTAGCAACCTGCTTGGCCAGATGTTGTGCGGGGATGGCCTTGCGGATCCAGCCGGTGGTGACCCGGGTGGAGATGGTCCGGAAGGTCATGTAGAAGTTCTGGGTGCCCTTCTCATAAGTCTTCTCCATGCGCACCATGCCCGAGTAGATGTCGCTCTTGTGGTGCGACTTGAGCAACGGGATGCCCAGACTGCTGGTGTCGAGCCGCGCGCCCCATTTGGTCTTACCCCCAGGACCGCCGAAGGTCGCGGTCAGCTGCTCCTTCGCCGCCCCGTAGACCTCCTTGCCCAGCTTCTTGGCGTTGGCTACCGCCTGGTGCGCGCCGTAGGCCGAGCCCATCGGCTGGCCGATCTGCTTGGTCGATCCGGGGGTGGTGTGGCGCAAGGGAATGGCCCGGTAGTAACCCGGCTTCTGCCCCTTCTTGGGCTGCGCCTGGCGCTTGCCCTTCTGCCCGAAGGGCGCCACAGGAACCGATGGGCCCAGCAGGATCTTGCGCAAATCGATCTGCGGCGAGCCGTCCTCGAGCATGTGCGGGATCTCGCCCACCAGAGCGATCACCGCCACCCCGGGCATGGATGCCACCGGCTGGATGCCCCGGATGTAGTCGTTGCGAAAGCTGGACTTCATCCCCGAGGCGAGCTTGATCCAGTGCGCCCGGGCCGCGGAAGCGATGTCCCCCAGTACAGTGTCAATCGCGCCCTTGGAGATCCCGGCGACCAGCTCCGGCGGGATCAATGAGCCAATCATTTCGATCTTGATGCTCATTCATGCAGCTCCGGAATGAAGTCGTACCGCACCATGGCCTGGATGGGTAATCCGCGGGGATCTCCTCGCGGAGTTGTCGGCTTCGGCGTTTTGAATTTGATCGTGGTCTGCCGGATGATGTGCGGGTGCTCGACCACCAGCACCACGGGATGACAGAGGTAGTGGAGAGAGAGCTTGGTGCCGCTCGCGGGAACGGCGCCGGGTCGGAACCTCACGTCCCCGCCTTCGATGACAAAATCCGTATCGGGTTTGAAAACTCGGGAAAAGGATCGCAGGTAGTTCATGCCGGTGATGAGATAGCGCCCGTGTACCGTGTCGGTGCCGTCGGCGATGATCGTCTCCCCGTAAATGATCTCGCTTTCCAGGATGGTCAGCTTGTCGTAGTAGCCGATCTTGTTCTCGTGCCTCACGGTCAGCATCATGCTGCCCGCCATCCAGTTTCCCAGTTTGTCCCAGGGGCTGTATTCGTTCTGGAGGGCGGTAACGACTCCGCGGATGGGCATTGCGTTGTTGGCTTCTAGAATCCGCTTCTGCACCTCATCCATCGTGCCTATTTGCGCATAATCAGGCGGAGTATCTCCTCCGAAATAATGCCAGCCTGACCCCTTGCACAACGGGCAATTGGGATCCGGCTGCTCGGTCTGAATCACCACTGGCTGGCAGGGACAGATGGCTGCTCGCTCCCAGGCGATCAGATACCCCTTGGTTTCGACCAGCAGCGCGAAAGAATCGGGCAAAAAATCCGCCCGAGACATTGACTCCTTCATCCCGCTGGGAATTCCAGAAACTGGAAATCTAGGGCGAGTCGGAGAGATGGTCATGCTACCACCATGCGCAATCCTTTGTAGTATTTCTCAAGGGTCGGGATGACCTGCTTTATCTCCTTCTCGTACTGGGCGAGTCGAGCGCCGTAGCCGGCGTACATCGCGGAGGAAGTCGTCGTGTACCCCTGGCTCAGGCCGTCGATGCTCAGATTCTGGGAAGCGATGCCAGCCCCACCTAACAGGTCTCCGAGGGGGTTCAGGGGCCCGAAGGCGGCCAGCTTGGCGATGGCGTCGCGCAACACTTGCGGGAGATTCCCAGTCTCGAATCCGGCGGTGTAGTCGATCTGGAAAACCCCAGGGATGAAACGCCGGGCGCCGTAGAGGTAAGGCAACCACGGTCCCGCCGTCCCCATCACCACCACGCCCGATCCTGCGTACCCCGGCACCACCTGTACATGCCCAGCTTCGCGCTCGACGTGCAGAAACTCCCGCCCAAAAGTCTGGACGGTGTGGCCCCCAGCTCCAGGCATGACGATGCGCAGCTCATCCACGTCGATGATCGGGTAGTCCTTGGTCTTGATGAACAGGTACTGGCAAAAATCCTCCGCGTAGTAATCGTGGGACTCCGAGGTGATCGGCTTGGGCCGAAGCGAAAGCTGCAAGCGGTGCTCGAACCATGAGACCGCCGACTTGATGAACCATTCATAAAGCGAGTCGGGCATGGGTTCGCCGGCGTCGTTGGTCAGATCGAGCCCGTAGAGGTAGTTGATCTTCAACTCCGCGACCGACACGATTTCGAGCGCGAAATCCCCCTCCCCCTGCTGCGCGTCGGAGAGCGAAGATTCGAGTAGCGAGACCGAATGAAAATAGCTCGATTTGTAATAGTAGCCAGCGGCCCCCGCCGAATCGGTATAGTCGTAGACCATCTTCCCCGTTTCGAGCGCAATACGGGTTCCAGAGTCGGTGATCTCGGCATAGACACCGTCGAGCCCGGTGATGGACCGGTAGATCTTGATCCGGTTGAAGGTCCGCTGGACCACTTCCAGATTTGCGACCACGACTTTCAGGGTGATGACTGCCATCTAGTCCTCCTCGACCGAGGCAAATAGGGTTGGTCGCTCCGACTGAGGCGCTATCACCGGGGCCAGCTCTGCCTGAGCTGACAATGAGCCTTCAATTTTCTCACTACCCACCTCTGGAATATCTTCGCCCGTTAGGGTATCTGGCTGGATGATACGGGTCTCGGGGGCACTGGGGCAACCCCCATCCGCTCCACCCCCAGTATGCACGTCCGAATGGTACTCGACCTCCAAGGAATCGCCAACAAGGGGAGCTTCCTTCAGCACCACCTTGCGCGTGCCCTGCACCAGAAAACCGTCATCCCAGGCTCGGATCTTTAGCCGCCCGTTCAGGAATACCTGCACCGTCTCCGGGGTGAAGTCGAACGAGACGTAGAACTCGGTATTGACCCCATCGACTGCTCCGATCAGGGTATCGCCAGCGGTCTCCTTGAGCGTGATCACGATTGCGCCTCGTACTGGGCGGAGAGGCTATCGCCGGCGAGCGGGGCCTCCCGCATCCGGATCTGTCGGCTCCCCAGCTCCTCATACCCGGTATCCCAGCTAGCCACTATCCGCACTCCGTTTCTCCAGATTGACACCGTTCCAGAAAAATATTCATAGCTCGTCCAGAAAATCCGATTCGCCCCGTCGGGGGCGGGGGTGAGTAGCTCCCGGAGCGAATTCCTGAAAATCACAATGGCCATCGTGTCGCGTCCACCATGGTCTTGCTGTACCAATCCAGATCCAACTCGTTGCAACTCAGCCGCAACCCCCGGATTTCCTCGAGCAGATCCTCCAGCACCTCATATAGCGTATCCATACGCCGGAAGGTCTCCGCATGGAAACGCAGCGGGCTGTAGCGCTTGCCCGGTACCTCCTCCAGGGCGATCTCCCGGGCATTCTCATCCAGGGCGTCGCACATCCCCGGTATTATCAAACAATTCCCGCACATAATCGCGTAACTCCTGGCGCAAATCCACCTTGCCCCGGTTGTGCAGATCTTCTATGCGCTGGAGAAGGGCGGGGCGCAACTGGCGCATCTCGTCACGGATGTGGTCGACCACGTTAAACAACGCATCTACTTTCCGCCCGCGGGTTGACTCCATCGCCGTGTCCTCGCGCACGAACTGCTCCCACCGATCGCGGAGCTTCTCCATGGTCTCGTCAAGCCGCAGTATTACCCGCAGCTCCCGCTCCTCGCACTCCTTGCGCTGCACAATGAGCCCCGCGATGATGTTGCCCAGCTCGATGTACTTCTGCTCGGTTTTCTCGCGGTGGGTCTGGAGGAGCGAGCGCATTAAAAACCCGACGATCGAGGAGATCAACCCCACCGCTCCGCCGACTATCGCCAGGACAGCCTCAATGCTGATCGATGGCATCCGCCCGCCCTTTCTCTCCGAGGAGTATCCAGATCCGCGCCAGCAAACGGGCCAGCGGCTTGACCGGTTTGCCTAGCCAGTCGTTGACAGCATGCCGTAGGTAGTCCAGCTGCAAATCCACCCCCTCCACCTCGCTCAGCACGATGATGGGGAGATCAAGCGTACTGCGTTTCAACTCTTTCCTGGCATATTCAATTATCTGCCAGTCACAGGCTTTGGCCAGGCCGATGTCGATCACCAGTACATCCACCTCAAAGCTGACTAGATGCTCGAGCGCCCCTTCCACCGTTCCAGCCTCCAGGATCTCGAATCCGAACTGGGTCAGGTACTCCCGGTGCGTTGCTTGGGCCTGCACATCCTCGTCCGCGAGCAACACCCGCATGCTGGCCTCCTGATTAGACCGCCACGTCCGGCTCTTCGGTAAAAATCTCCGGATTCTGTAGGCATGTACTCCAGATAGTGCGTACATCAACAAACTGAGGATGCTCAAAATACGTGTTGATTCCATTAAGCACCAGCGCCATGAACTCCGAGCAGAACAGGCCTTTGTAGCTGCGCAGCGGATGCCGAATTTTAAGCCGCAAATACCGCCAACACAAGATGAACAGTCCGAACACCACCAGACCCTGGTAATCGTACCGCTCTCCGAAATGGGTAGCGGTTGCCCGCAGCGCGTTCCAGATTTGAGGGTGGTTGACCAAAAAGCGTTTCCGCCAGATCCGCTTTTTTTGGGGGACGGCGCGCACCCCTCGAGCCATCGCTTCCGCCACCCAGAGCGCATCCCAATCCGCCGACTCGTAAATTATGGCTACATGATTGAAGTCGAATCCGCTCACCTTGCGAACTAGCCAAGCGCCGAAACCGCTATCGCGCTCAAAAGCAACCCATACTTTGTTCACGTTCGCCCATCCTTTCGTCCAGCCATCGCCTTCCCTAACTCAGTGGCCACGTAATTTTCATTCCCATCTTGCGCCACCCAACGTAACTTCAAACATTCCTGCATCGCCTCTGGGTGGATCACCTCCCCGGCGGAAACTGGACCGTTCTCTACCATATTTCGTAACTCTACAATGATCTTTCGCATCTGCTCTTTCTTTGCTTCGTTCATTCGATCTCCTCGTCCTTTCGTCCAAAGAAAGATGCACAACCCATCTCGCCAACGAACGGTATGTCGTTTTCCAGCCAGCAGCGAATCTCCATAGCGTAGGCTCCCTGGAGAGTGGTTGCCGCTCTGCCCGAGTAGTCATAGTACAAAGTGCAGCGTGGCTGGGTAGGCATGCGCCAGGCATCGCCTGCCCCCGTGTCAGCAGTTGCCTCGCGCTCACTGCGTGAAGAATCTTTCTTCAGGTCGTCCAGTGTCTGGTAATACTCAGGGGTGGACAGCGGCTGCATACCAGCCCCAATATTTCCCCAGAGCTGAAAGATGATGGTGTCCTTCATGCCCATGTCTTTGGCGTACATGACCTTGATCACGTTTGAAGTCCAGACGTAACCAGTGGGCGCAGCGGCCTTGAACAAACTGGTGCGTGCGTACGAGTAGTCGGCGGTAACGACCTCTATTCCAGTCAGCGCCGTCTTGAACGTGATTGCCCCGGTCGTGTAGTTCACCGAGTAATCCCCCGAAGTCGTTCCTGCTGGGTGCTCGGTCTTGGCGATGTTATCTACTTTGACCACAGGGGCGTAGTCTTCCCGAAAATCCCGCTCCCGAAATACTTTCCCATGCATGACATCGATCCAGAAGCGCGAGACCGCCGGAGTGTAGGTCGTGTGGTTTCCAGAGTCGGTGAGTGTTTCTCCTGTCACCCGGGCACTGTCCTGATACCAGGTTTCTTTCTTGGTGAAGTCTGACGTGTAGACATCGTAGCGGCGCCCTTCGAGTGGAGTTTGTTCGACAATGCCATGGATTTGTACTGTTTGATCCAACGATACTGGCTGAATCTCTTGGGGCAACGGAACTCCCGTGTGCGTGGCCACAAGACCATCCAGAATCGTCTCGTCCCCTTCTGACAAAGCCGCCTTGAACCAGATGTCACAAGCATCACCAGCCGTGTCGATGCGGTCCAGGACGGTGACGATGGCGCTGGACTGAATCTCTTGCAGGAGGCGATCCGTGGCTACGATGTGATTGGGAAAATCATCCTGAATCGAGTAAGCATATTTTTGGTCGGCCATTAGGCAACTCTCCAAAGTTCAATTTTAGCCGCTGCAATCGCCGCAGTAGCTGCCCCATTTACCGCACGATACTGAATATAGAACGTCTTGGCGGCGCCGGTGAAGACAATCTCCGCGAACCCACCCACACAAGCACGTTCCTGATTGATGGTTCCGCGCCAGACGATCAAAGCGCCCACGATTGAGGCATCGGTGTTGTTGTAAAGTTGCGCTTCTACGTTAGATGAAACGGTACTTAAATCGATCACAGCCGTCCAGCCAATTCGATACGTCCCAGTCAGCGCCGCAGTTGTCAGCGTGGTCTTGGTCTGGAAAACATCTGAAGTCGTGGTTACGCGACTATCTGACGCAGCCGCTTGGTAATCTCTCCCGAAAACACTACAGGGCAAGTTGCCAATCTGAACTTTCTTCTTGGCGTCGCTAGCTGCGCTGTCCTCAATGACCAGCAGATCGGCTGGCACAGGAACGGTTTTCTCGGTCATGGCCGAGATCTCAGCCGACGTGGCTTTATGCAGGGCCGTAGCATCAAGTCCACCAGGGAAGTTTCCAATCGTCAATCGTTTCTTGGCATAGCTGTCAGCCGAGTCCTCGATCAACAGAACATCGGCCGAGATTGGGACTGTCTTTTCGGTGATTGCACTAATTTCGGCAGCTGTGGCCTTGTGAATGGCGTTAGAATCAGTTCGATTGTCGCTGAGCCGCGCATCGTTTCCAGCGCAAGCCGAAGTGGCAGAGGTTCCCAGGGTCCTGAGCGATCCAGTTCCAGACGCAGCGTCGATGGCCAGGGTATCTCCTCCACCAACATTGTGCGTACTGGCATGAGCAGCAGGAGTTCCGCCTTCAGCTATGCTCCTCCAGGTTATCGGAGAATGGTTGGACAGCATCCACAGGCTGTTGTTATCGAGTTGTCGGGCCAGTTTGCCAACGTCGCCAGCGACGAACCCAGTAGCAGCGCCCCGAGCTGTGGAATCCGCGTAGGACCATTGGTACGGGATGTGAATATCGCCAATCGCTAAGGACTTGTGTAGAACCATATCAGCTCCTCATGACGATTTGCTCATTGCTGTCATAAACAAAGCCACCGGCGATATCGAAAATGGCGTCGTTGATGTCGAACCCACCAGAGACCAATTCAGAAAGCGTGTACGTCCCGGCAACCGGATCGGTGAGCACCAGGTTGTTTTCCGCATCTCGTTCCGCGACCACCGCCTCGTCATCGGAGGTAGTATTCTGGAAAGTCACCCCCCGCGCATCGACAAAATCCTCATTCTGATCCAGCGAGGTTGGAAACTCGTCGGTCTCGACCCCGCCGCTGGCAGGGTCCTCCAGTTTGAGGGGGTGGACGCGATCCTTGGTCATTGCCTCAACCTAGCCCAGAACGGACGTGCGGACAAGTCGCAGAGAAAGAAAGCAGTGGCCCCAATGACCGGGTAAATCGGGGGCCACTGCTTCCAGAAAAGCGGAGTCCTTCCAGCAAGGGGAATCCAGAAAAACTCCGCTTTCATCTATTGCCGCTTAGGCGGACTTCTTGCCCAGATCGGTGATCTGCACGAGCAAGTCGCTCGCGCTGGCCGCGTAGCCGATACGGATCACACGTTTGGTACCCGTAGGGACTGAGGTGACCAGACCGCCGCCATCGCCCAGGTAGTAGGGGGTGTTGACCGTCGCGGTGGTGAGCACACCCACGCACAGACCTGCGAAGCACACCGGCCCGCTGCCGCTGGGGATGGCGATGCGGGCGATACCGACCGTCCGCGCCTCGACATCCACCCCGGCGTCGGCCTTGGAGATGGTGTCATTGGCCGAGAAGAAGACCGGGTCACCCTTGGCGATGGCCTCGGCCACCGCGTAGTCCTTCTCGAGCCGCTCGGACTCAGTCGGGGCGGCGACCAGCTGATTGAACCCGTTGATGGTGATGCTGGATCCGTCGACCTTCACCCCGAGCCCACTGGCGCTGAGATCCAGCGCCCCGGTCGCGCTCACGTCGACTTGCATCGCGCCAGAGCCGTTGAACTCCAGACCGCCGGTGCCCGAACCCGCCGCGGCGAGCTTATTCGAGACCACGCCCGAGGAGACGGCGATGCCCTTGTCGGTGTCGTAGGTTGCCTTGCCCTTGATGCCCGCTCCAGCGGGAGCGCCGGTCGCGTCGGGGATGGAAGTCGGACCGGTGAAGGCCACCCAGCCCGTGCCGGTATCGAAGACGAAACCGGTGTTCTCATAGACGCTGTCCTCGCCGGCGACCAGCACCGCGTCTCCGTCGGAAGCGTCGAAGAACGCCCAGACGTTGGTGGTGGAATTGTAGGTCCCGATGTCGTTCTCACGGCCGACGAAAGCACCGGCCGCGCCCGTGCCGATGACCGCCACGCGGGTTCCGTTGGGGGGCTCGGAGCCAGCTCCGGCGAGGATGACATCCCAGCTATCCCCGTCCCACTCGACGATGTCGCCGTTGGTGTAGCCGGTGCCCCAGTTGTTCACCAGCCAGGCCTCGCCGGCTGCGCCGGCAGTGGGTACGTCGTTGGTGCCGGCGTCGGTCGCGTTGACGATACCGACTTCCAGCCAGTTCGCGTGCGCCGAGGTGATAGCCACGGTCGAGCCCGTGCCCGTGGTGTTGCTCTTGATGTCGATCTGGCCAGCGCCGCCGTCGATCGCGATGGTTCCGCCGAGGCCTCCACCGGTGCCGTACAGCGAGTTGATCGCCGTGATGGCTGCGGCCACATCGGCCGGAGCCGAGACCAGGATGATGGGCACCGCGGTCTCACCGTTGATCGACACGGAGAACGAGTTGCCCGTGGTCAGAAGGTTGATCCCCGTTCCGCCAGATCCTTCGACGAGCGCGCCCACAGGCGAACGAGCGGCGCCGGACTTCATCTTCAGGACTGTGACTGGGGCCTGCCACTCGTAGCCGGCAACCGCCGCGTCGAGCTGGGCCTTGTTCACGGCGTCCGCAGGATCGGTACCGTTGGCCAGCCCGATCACCTTCCCGGTGCTGGAGAGCTGGACGTTACCAGCCGATTCTGATCCAGAGCCAATCACCAGGGAAGCGACCTTTACGCCATCGCTTGCCCCCTGCTCCTCGTTGTACCCATCGGTACCGTTCAGAAAAAGAAATTTCTTGATTGCCATGCGGGTCTCCTTTGATCGGGGTTGAGATGTGCGAGATCCCTAAACGCAGTCTCCTGCATCTGGGCCAAAAGTGGAGCGTTCAGCCCGCGAGACCAAGTGGCTGCTGGATTGCTGGCTAACGAGGTAGCAAACTCAAGGTCCCGGTGGCGTCGTCATATGAGTACAAGGATAGATCTATCCCGTGTTTTTGCGCCAGAAATTCCTTGACCATTTTTATTTCCGCAATGGTTTCTGATTCTTCCTGGGCCAAACGCTGCATATTTTTGTTGCGATCAGCCTGTACTTGCTGAATGGCC